CACTGGAGAATGAGCGAGAGGTTTTAAGAACAACTCCACCATATACCTGCTGCATAGCTAAAGAGTTCTCTTGAAGAGAACGAATCTTTTTGTAATCCTCAAAGCTAATCTTCTTATCGGTGTAGAGGTACCTCTCCGCCTCAAGAATCGTTTCATCGATAGCAAGCAAATCTTCATTAAAGAGGTGCCCATCATCATAATCCTGAAGAGTTTTATTTCCTCTAATGAATACGCTGATAGCATCGCCAGCATTGATGAATGGTTTGCCCATGTAATTATATCTTAACTGATTTCTAATGTAGTCTGTGTCGATGCCAGTATCCAGCGGACCTCCGGCTATTTCAAACGCAGCACCCACAACACTTTTGGCATCAAAAGTTGCTAAATCAATCGTACCCATTCCGATCTCATTGATGATTCCAAGGGTACCATAGAGCGCCTCTTCAATCGCAAGTTCAATCTCTGATTCGGTTATGTGTGTGATCCTATATGGGTCTTCCATATAAACAGAAGCACTCGATGGTGATGCATTAAGGTCACAGGAGGTGGAGAAGTTGGTGAATGTGCCAAGTTCCATTGATCCAGTTCCCGGCCCGGTGCCAAAATTCTCAATATTGTCAGGGTCTACAATCCAAGTCGTAAATGGAAGTGAAGACTGGAAGGCTCCTCGCTTTGCGATCTTAAGGATATCATCTCTAACGTCGTTATATTCCTTAGCAGGAAACGAGTTGGTGAGGGCATTCTGAAATAGGGTTGCTGCTTCGAAATTCGTGATGAAAGCATTAGGGTCTGTGGTCTCAAAGAACTTGGCAGTGCTGAGGATGTCTGAGAAAATCTCAAGAGGGACCTCGTGATCTGTGGCGAAAACTTGTTCAAATTTTGTCAATGCTTCATAGGCTCTAATCTGAGCACACTTATATGCAAAGAGAGCTTTGACTGTGCGGAGATACATTTTCTCTGTTCTGTCAAGCCACTGCAAATCATTAAGGTGTTTGAAGTTCGAGAACTCTTTCTTCTTTATAATGATAGATGCCTGAGGCTCTTGCACTACGATGTTTCTTGATGCAGGTTGTGTCGCGGTTACGGCAGACTCACCGAGATCAATACGCAAACCTCGACCCACTACTGGATACTTTCCAGATAGGGCTCCCGTTAGAATATTCTCGATGCTTTTGTTTAATGATAAGTTGAAACTCATTTAGTACTGTCCGATCTGTTGATCGGTACTGCGTTTACTTCGGGAACAATTTCATCTGAAACAAATTCGTTAAGCGAATCTTTTTCGCTTCTAAGGTCTGGGTTAGTTAGACTTTGCTGAGTTGCTCTTGTTTGAAAAGAAAGTTCTTCGACAGCAGCACCTTGTGATGGTGGTGATGCAGGCACAGGTTTACCAGCAATATCTCTGGGACTTCTGTGCCATGGCATATAGTTCTTTCTTGTACCCCACCTACGTGTGATGACAAAGCTGAACTGATAGTTTATTATACCAGGAGACTGAGCATTCTCTGTAATAGAAAAGTTTTCGAAGTAACCTCTATACCTTTCTCCACCAAAGTAAAGGTCAATAGATGTAGCAAATGCTGCCGCTGTTGGGGTTAAGTATATCTTTTCGATTGAAGGATCCTCTGTCGAATAAGAGTTGCTTACTGCATCGATAACAGAGTTGAATCCATCAACAACTTGAGACACCGCTCCACCAGTTAATTGGTCAATGAGATTGTAAGCTGTATCCGGAGATGCTTCTGCATTGGCTGATGCAGCGACTGCGGCTATCTGAGCCTCCTTAATCCGCTCCAGTATAATTCCATTCATTTGAATTTGCTCGTGCCTATATACGTCTCTTAACAAATAAGCAGCCTCGATACCGCCTGATCCAGTTGTGCCACTGACACTCATGGTGGACAAGTCCTCTCCCCAATACTGAACAGAAAAGCCACCTTTCGTTAGTGTCTTCTGAATCAGCTTTGTATCCTGAATCTGAATGTTCTCAGGGTTTACATAGAATGGTATAACTGCTCGTGCTGAGACGTTGAATGAACTAAGGCTATCCAAATCCACCGGCACGATAAATCGCATTACATTTCTTTTTGCCATTGTATCCCCTTAGTTTGCTTTGGCGCCAGCGGTTCCTGGGCCTGTACTTGGTGATGCATCTACGGTCGCAGTGTTTCCTCCGACCAAACTCATAAATTGTCTAACCGCAGAATTGGTCAGAATATTATCTTGAATCATTGCATCAATATTCGACATCATTTCATCATACTTGGAGATTCCACCTAAAGGATTTTCCTTTCCATCTTTTGGATCATCAGATGTTCCGAAGGCTTCTCCGAAAATAGAACTGATATGATCCTTAAGGGAATTGTCCCCATTCCTTGCAGCTTTGATTGAATCTTCAGCAGCAGATCTATGCTCACCCATAACCTCTTGCAATTTATCAAGGCCCCCGCGCATACCGTCATTCATCTCTGAAAGGGCAGCTTCGCCCAGCGTCTCTCTTCCAATAAAGAAAAGAGCTTCGTTAGTGGACATAGCCTCTGAGAGTAAACCGGATAGGAAGGCGTTTGCCTTTTCCTGTAGATCCATTGTCTCATCATTCTTAGTGATCATATCTGTTAGGTCTTCGCCAAGACTTTGTGCAAGGTCTGAGTTTCCAGACTCGGTTGCCTTGCCCATTCTATCAAGAAGGTCTAATGTTCTGATTGCTGTTTGGTCATCTAAGTTGTACATCTGCTGCAACATTCTCTGCTGAGTATAGAACTGAGCTTCGAGTGCAGGATTAGATGCAGCCTCTTGGACCGTAGTGATATCTCCACCAGCAAATGAGGCAATCGTATCCCTCAGTGCTGTCGCCATTTCTCCACCGAGTTTGGCTTGTGCTTGCGGGTCACCTTCAGCTTCAAGTAACTGAGCTTGGAATTGAATGCCTGCGCCCAATGCTCCACCACCCATCATGCTTCCGAGATTTCCTCTTTGAGCAGTCACATACATGGTTGAGTAATCGGTAGCTAATGCTCCTAATGAGTTTGAAAGAGTTGCTGCAAGCTCAGTTGCATTTTCAATACCGAGCCCCATGTCGCTAATCGTATCACCAAAGCTCTTTACCAGTGGTCGGCCGAAGTCTGCTGCGAGTCCAATCTTAGAAAATGTATTTCCAAGGTTCGAAAGTGCATCGGAGATTGATTTGACAGAGAGACCTGTTGCTTCCGCTGTATCCTTGAACCCAGCCAACTGTTCCATTGCTTCTTGCGATTCAAGACCCTGTCGAATCATAGCCTGAGAAAGTGTTTGGAAATAGTCTGCCGTCTCAAGACCAGAAGCTCCAGCCTGTAGTGTTGCTGCGGTTAAAAGATCCATTTTTCCAGCAGAAGAAATGATTGAATCTCCAAATCTATCAAGGCTTACCCTGTTACCGGCAAGAGCCTTGGCAGTCTCGACAAGGTTTTCCTCCTTGAGCCAACCAAAATCAGCACCAATAATTGATGCTGCGACCATCTTAATGTTTTGACCGTACCTACGAGCCTCATCAAAAGTTTTGCCGAATTGAGTACCTACATCATAGATGTCGCCATAGAGAGCTCTGTGTCCAGCACTCAGAGCGTCTAAGGCTCCCATCCCTTGATAATATGTATCCATAAGGGCAGTGACACTTTTAGCAAGAGCATCCATAGCATTACTGCCGTAACCAATTACACCACCAAGAAGCTCAAGCCCAGGCACGCCATTAGTAATTCCCTGAATTGCGGTTCCAACAGAGGCAAACCCATCGACCATTGAGTTTGCAGCACCGAGCATAAGTTCGAACTGCCTACCACCAGTAACCATAGACTCTGTCAGTTGTGTTATTGCATCTTCGGTGCGACCGGCAGCAGCAGCTACCCCTTCGAACCCCGCTCTTGTTCCGTCAATACTCATTTAGAATCAAATCCTTGTTTTTTTAGCCAACTCATCTAAGTCAATCGGAGCCTTAACTCTTCTGACTTTAGCGGGCCTCATACTTTCTACATCATTATCAGTTAAATTAGCATTTTCTCTGATCTTCTGTAGAGCCTTAAGTAATGGATTCTCCTTGTAGTCGCCACTCTCAACAGCATCCTTAAGTTCTTCATCAAGGTGTGGGTTCTCTTTTCTTTCTCTGTAGTCTCTGACTTTGCGCACACCATCAGCATTCGTAAAGGATGCGAGGTATTCGACCAAGTCAAGTTGTCCCTTAAATGTCTCTTCTTCTTCCGCAGCTATCATGTGAGCATACCAGCGCCACTGAGCCCCATTAATATTTTCGAACACAGGATCGTCAACAGTGCATTGCCACATCTTGCATAGTTTAAAGCGGAGCCTGCTTACGGACTCCTGCGTTATTTTTTTAGTTTGTCCTCACCTTCGGGATCATCGGAAAATATCCCTTCAGACCCGGAGTTTAACTTCTCATATTCAAGGAACAGTTTGTTGACAAGTATTGATTGCCATGTGTCAACATAAAGAAGGCAGTTCTCGTAATCTGTATACTCCCTGTCTTCGCCCCCTTCATAGATATCTTTCAATGGGACATCGTTGATACTCTGTATGGACATAGCCAACGTGCATGCCTGAACATAAGATGCCATTTCTTTTCCACGGCTCGCAAGCTCTCTGATCACAACTCTTTTCTCAGAGTTTGTCAGTGTGGCAATTTTAAACTTATATCCGCCAATCTCAACTTCGGCAGTATTCCTTCCCAAGAAGACCAAATCTTTCAGGTCCATCAATTCTCTTGGCTTGAAATCCTTTAGAGGTTTATTACCTACAGACTCGGAGTCCATAAGCTCTTGCATCTTGGCGGTAGCACCAGTAAGGTTAGCGGGAGCTAACTCCTCTTCTTCGGGTGCTTCATCTTTGGCTCCACGCCCTCTTCTTCTGCCGCCAGCCATAGGGTGGTCAGACCCAACTTTTTTACTCATCACAACTCCTTATGCATAAGATAGTTCAGTTTACATTTTACCATTAAGACAGATAAAAAACGATACCAATTAAGGTATCGCTTTTTAAACTGAATTAGTTATTGATTGTATTTAGAAGGATGCGGAGATTAGACCTGGGAAGTCGAGAGAACCTCTTCTGGAACCAGAGTCAGCCGCAAGCTCAATGTCATCAAACTGTGTACCGGCAAGCTGCCTACCGCCACCTACACCCTGACTGAGCGCAACTGCTTCTCCGCCTCTGAGTGTATGAATTGTTTCTACAGCGACACGGCAGTTCTCAGTAATGATATATTGCTCAGCCCTGTATGGCTTGCTCAATGATTCAAACCAACAATTAACGAATGTTGTGATAGTAGCATCGTTACCGGTTCCGCTGAACTGATCGATTACTACAATGTCGAATGGGATCCTCTGAGCCTGAATATTCTGGAAGCCTCTTGAAAAGGACTCCGTAATGCTCAAGCCATCATAAACGATTCTTTCGATCTGAAGTGTGATTTCAGTTTTGGCATTCGGGACGATCTCGATTGTGCCATCGAAACCAACTTCGCCTACGCGGACAGTCTGTCTGTTCTGCTCAATCTGTAAAGACTGTACCGCACCTACAGGTTCATTGTTAACCATGATCACTATCTGAGTTGATAGTGAGGTATGTACGGTGCTGTCAAGAATGCTACCTGATTTTGGATATGTAGCCATTTATATTCTCCTTAGCTAACGCCAACTTCGATGTCGATGAAGACGAAGTTGATTGGGAAGACCGGAGCAAATCTGAGGAACACGTTCCACTGCCTTGGGTCAACCTTATCTCTTTCTACTCTGACATTCTCGAAGCTGCTGATAAGTCCTTGTGTTGCAAGTGCGCTAAGCAAACCTACAACCCTGGAAGTTATAACACCCTGTGTGTTTACGTCCTCAACCGTACCAATGAAACTCTGGAGACCTTGTCTCAGAACTTCCTTTACTCTGTCTCTAATAAAGATTATGGAAATTTCCTCATCTTCAATAAATCCGGACTGACTTGTGGTTCTTCCATTGATCACTTTTCCGCCGCCTGTGATAGGCTGCAAAATAGTTGCTCCGACACCACCAAGTTGATTCATGGTGAGTGGCTTAAGCTTCTTATCTCTAAGGATAGAGAATCCTGAAAGTTCTTTGTTAGTCAAAGGAATCGCGACGTTCTGCTGTGAAGAGAACCAACCGGCTGCTGCTGCACCAATGTAGAATCCATCGATGTAGGTATTTGTTCCTGCAACATTTCTGACAATCCTGTCAGGCCAGAAGTACATAGCTCTTTTAGTCGTGAAGTTATCGCTTAACTTGTAGTTCACCAAGTCTTCGGTGTTTCCATCAAGAACCTCTTCGGCGTCGTCGCCCTGGATTCCTTCAAGAACTCCGATGTCCTCGACTGCAACTTCTTCGTTACCAATCAATGCGTCAGCAGTAACACCCTGCATCGCACCAATGAGAGCAACTCTTTCTTTCTGAATCGCGATAGAAGACATTGTCTCTACGTGATTTACTGTGGCTCTGAAGATTCCACTCTTATTCTGTGTTGGAACAGGAACAACAATCTGGCAATCAATTGCTTCGAGAGACTCAAGAGCCTCGAACCAGTTGACATCGTAGAAGTCTGCATCGAGTTCATCGATGTAAGAGATCCTAAGACCGTCGCCATCCTGTAGGGTTCCACTATCTACAAGGTCCTTGTGTAGCATCAGTGCTGCGCTGGTATTGGTTGTGTCACTTTCGTCCTTGATAAAGAACTGAATGTCATAACCGTTAGCGATAATTGCTGTTTCGTCATCATCGTTACCAAGAACATCAACTGTGTTGTCGTCCTCGATTGACTTAACGATAAGCTCTACGCCTGTGCTTGTGTTTCCAAAGAGATATGTGCTGATGTCGTCTGCGGTTGTGTAAACAACTCCGTCAACATCTTCAACTGCCTGGACAACAATGATTGCACCTACATGCTCGGCATCAAAATCTACCTCATCAGTAGAGAATGTTCCGTCTGCGGAGGTTAGAGCGCCGTCATAACCTTGTGCGATAATCTCTGTATCAGTGTTAACAACTGTGTAAGAGAAAGTATAGTCAGAACTTGTAATGAAAGTGTTCTGTCCTACTGAACTATCAAACTGTGAGTTGTAGAAGGAAACTTTGTTCGGGAAAATCTGAGTCTCTTCGTCGTCTCTGACCACGAAGATGTTAACCTGAGTGTCACCATCTGGTTTCGCATTCTTCAATCCCTCAAGAGGTCTTGGGATGATGAACTTAAGATCGTCAATCTCGCAGTCATCTGCATTTCCACCGCAAGCGTTAAATCCACCGTCGCCGTTACTATCCCTTTCCTCTACAAGAGTCTGGGATGTTCTCGCAGGCAATGCCGGTGCAGCTTGAACTGCCCAGACGCCTGGAGCACCGTTCTCAAATGCCATTTGTGCGGCAAGAGACACTGTGTTAGTTAAGCTTGGTGTTCCATGCTTGGCTACCAATTCGTTTGCACTGGTGAAGAACTCAGGATCGTTCAGATCGAGAGTAGATACATATCTTGCTTCAAGTTCATCACCTGCTGCAAGAACCCTTGAGTCTACATCGATAAAGAATTTATCTCCGACTGCATAAGGTACTGTTCCTTCATCAATAGCGAACAATAGGATTCCATTGTCCTGAAGAAGATGCCATGTTAGACCTGTTTCTGCAAGTCCATCTGCGTCATCATCAGCCATCGCTGGGAAGCCTGCCGTTAGGTCTCCAAATTGTGCCACCCTTATTCTTCTCGAAGAGGTGATCGAGGTAATCTCGTATTTGCCAACGGAATCTCCACTGCAAATCATAAGAACCTTTCCAATATCGGATGCGGCAAACTCACCTGCGGTAGCTGGGGCTCCAGTTACGCCATTGT